CCCAAAGTCAATGCACATATCACGGGGCCAATGGCCCGGAATTTCAAAAGGTTTTACCACATGCACAGCCCGATCAAACTCAGGATACACAAGCCCGCTTTGACTTGTAAACATACCAAACAAACGCGCATTTTGTGAGGCCTCACTTAGATGCGCAACCGCCCGCCGTAATTTGTTGCTTGATATGTACGGATTATCAAGACCGCTCAAGGCATACCGTGCAAACCCTTGCAGTTGTTGATCCACAAAAAAGTCATACATAAAAGACAGGCCCTTTAACGGGGTAGCTGTGATCAAGATCTTTCCTTTTGTGTCAACTGTGCGCAACATGCACTCCTCAAAAACGTCAACTGATGGCTCTTCATCACACCACACAAATTTTACCGATGCACCTTGGAATTTTTCGCGCCCGCTTTCAACGGATAGCGACACGATCCGGCCCCCGTTGGGCAACTTCATTGAGGCCCGATCCTGTGCCCGCCATCGCGTGTATTTTGTGCCATGCGGTGCATATTGTTGCAACTTTGGCCGGCCATACTCAAGCGCATCACCATATGACAACGCGGCATACCATACCGTTTGAGGTTTGCGTTGTATCAATGCCGTTGGTAGGTTGTTGGCCTTCATCCATTGCGCAACCCACCACTGATCACGACCGGCGGCAATGGCAACGGCTAATTGTGCGCCGAATTGTGTTTTGCCCGCTCTGTTTCCACCGGTACACAAAAACGCTTCGGTCGCCTCACCAAATCGCAACGCGGCCTCTTGTTGTGATGTTCTGTTTTCTTCGATGTCGCACGCATCGCATTTGTAGACACCTAGCCCGATCATACGCATTGGTGCGCCACATCCGCGCACCCTGTCACTCTTTGATCCGTATCCGTTCCAACGGTGGCAATATGGTATCCAAAGGCGCGACACCGCCAACGGATAGCCTTTGACAATCTCAAGCAACTTTTTACGGGCACGCGGTAAACTCATTGATCACTTTTCCAGTGGCCCAAAACAATCATAATTGCGGTGTGTAGTACATTTCTTGGTACGTTAATACGGGGTGAAAAATATGTAGCAATACCCCAAACCGTACCCTTTCCACAGGGATAACCGCGCATGTACTTGAGTGCCGTGTTGCGCTTTACATTTGCAGCATCGGCAAGATCTTGCACATCAAAATTATCATATCCCATTATATCAGCCCAATCATTGAGGAGTATGGCAAACCCCTCAACCGTTGGATTGTTGGCCGCCCTTCGTGATCTTCGATGTCTCTTTGGTGGTGTACTCAAAAGCAGATCCGCCCTAAATGAGCGCCTCATTCTTTGCCCCTATTTGCGGCGGTGTATGCCTCTTGTATCGTTGCGATCAATGGCTTGTGTAACAATGTGATGTGATCAAGATACACCGATTCGCACGCATCTGCATTGGCCCTTTTTATAATCGCATGTATTGGCATTTTCTTTGTCTGTGTGAGCGTCAAAAAGGAAATATCATCATCGACATGCAGCAACGCAACGGGATCGGCAACATTGTATTTTTTCAGCCGATCAATCAAGTTGATTTTTGTTGCGCTTGTTTCGGCAATGCCTTTGTATCGATCTGTACATGCCCGATCAAGGCGCTCTTTTGTCAGGCGTTGCAATAGTTGATCAAGTTGTTGATCGCTCATCGACTCAAAATCATCAGGCGCAAAAAGAGAGGGTTGTACAGCTGTGACCGGCTCGTATGATGACCACTGTATTTGTATTTTTGCGTCAACGTCAAGGCTTTTGTACCATACAATCACACGCTGTTTTTTCGGCATATTTCTCAGCAAATCGCACGAATCAAAATTGTGATATTTTCGATCAGCAAAGCCAATTTGATGCGTTGCCGCCAAATAATATGCAGATCGCCAAAATGATGCGGTTGTTTTGCCGTAATGTGCAACCAATGCCCCAAGAGATATAGGCTCATTTTTGTGCTGTAAAAGGTAGGCCAGTATTTTTGCGTTGTATGATGGCGATGAGTGCCCGCGATCGAAGAGGTCGGCGCGTATCCGGCGGTTTATGGGTAATGATGTAATTTGCTCAATTGGATTTTTTTTCATGTTTTGCCCTGCTGTTGTTGGTTAGTCTTCATCAAGATCGATGATCGGCCCATCGATAATAGGTTGTATTTCGTTTTTGTATTCGCTGATTAGTGTTTTGACGTCAACACTCTCTGCATCGATGGTGATCTGTATTGGTGGCGGCCCGTCTTTTGTGTATCCGTGACACCTTTCAAGTAGCCACGCTGCCGCCTGCCAATGATTGCGTGATGCGTCTGTAATGGTTTGCAATAGTGCATGCGATCCGCGTGTTCGTGCGTTTTCCATTTTTCGATAAAACGACTGATACGGTTGCCGGCCCTCTTTTGCGAGGTTGATCCATCTGTACAGAGTAGATGGATCGATCCCCGCAAAGAAGGCACATTGATCGCGCGTGTGCCCCTTTTCGGCTGCTTCTAAAAGCCTTCTCACAATTTGATCATTAAGTATTTTTGCGGGTTGACCCATCAGGATACACCACGCTCAAGGCCATCAGCGCACAAACGGCGCACCAATTCACCGGCACTGATATCATTCTTTGATGCCTGTTTGCGTATTTTTTTCAGCATATCCGCCGGAAATACAACGCTCAAAAGAGGCGATCGTCCTGTTGGGTTTCGCTTATCACATCCGGCGGTAAGTATATTATCATTTTTCATTTTTTTGCTCCTGTTGCTTTTGTGTTTCTTCTGTTCTTTTTGCCCATTCCTCAAGCGCGATCAGGTGCTTGCATTGTGTACGCCATCGCATAAAGCCGGCACAATCACACAAGCCGATCCATTTGCCACGAACGGGCATAAATCGCGTAAGATAAGGCGCGTGCGTCCAATTGCACGCAATCGATCCAACCCTGTATTTATCTTTTGGAAATCGCCACGCCCTTCGCATCTTCATTGGCGCGCTCATTGCTCACCCCCAAAGAGCGCCGCCATCTCATCCATATCATCCGCCGTCAATGGCTTTTGCTCGTATAGCTCAATCGGTGCATTTACGATGTTCGTGATTGTTGCGCCTTGATTTACGTAATCAAGAAGTATACCAACAAGTTGCGCCTCATTGTTGATTTTTACGCTGTCAATAATCTCTTGACCGTTTTCTTTTGTGATGTGTATGTGATACCACTGCATTTGTTTTGTCCTTTGTTGTTGTTGTGTTTATACTATAACATAGTTTAGTTAGTGTTGCGAATAAAAAGGGTTGCTTTGTTCGCCGATTCTATCGATTTTTTCGCAATTGCGAATAACTTTAATTTGCAATTCTTTGATTGTTTTTGCTGCTTCTTTGCTTTGCCATGCGTGTTTATTTAGCAAATTTATTGTTTGAAGAATCTCAGTGTTTTCTTTGATCAGATTTTGTATTGTCATTGTTCTTGTCCTGTGTTGTTGGTTATATCTCTATACTATAGTATCTAGATTTATAAGTCAAGGATTTATTTTTGATGATCTGCAAATAAAAAAGAGATTGCGCGGTGAGGACAAAACAACAACGACACCGCGCAATCAAAAATCATAATATCAGGGCATCGCCTGATCTGCAATAAATCGTTTGATCCATCTGCTCAATAAATCATCCGATGATAACCCGTGTCTTTTTGCAATGACATCAAGTGCGGCCAGTTGCTCAGCTGACACCGTGATTCGAATCATTGTATCACCGCGTTTGTTTTTTTTATATTCGTATTTTTTTGGCACTTGCGATCTCCTTGACCATTTGATCAATTGTTTTGTTTGTCATGTTTGGCGCTTCCACAGTATAGCGCGCACTTCTCTCTTTTTCTCGTTGATCGATCAGGTCTTGTGATGGCTTGAGCGCATCGATCCTGACCTCTGCATGTGTACGGCCCATCAACGGCACAGCCAAACGGCAGCGGCACATCGATCCGCTTATTTGATCGATGTATCCCAACACCGGTGCGCGCATCCAATCAACACTAAAAATAACCTTGTCGTTTATCCTATACACATTTCCCCCTTATTGGTAATTTGCGCAATGTATGAGCGCATTAAAATCATCTAGTTGCGGATCGTTCTCAATCTCCTTTTTTAACTCCTCAGTCAGGCCCCCACTTTTTACCCATGCCAACACGGAACCGGCACAGGCCTCATAATCATCATTGTTGGCTCTAAACTTAGCCCACAAAGCGCCGGCGTTGCTCTTGTCTGCCATCGCCACCGCTTGCGCCCTGTCTGCGCTCTCTTGCGCCTTCTTTGCGTCTTGTCGTATCTCCTCAACAACCTCATTTTGTATTGCGATTGTTGACAACCTCATTTTGTTGCGGTCGTATGCCGTGATCGGTGTATCCGATTCCTTCACAGTCCAACGATCGCGCACTTTACGCGCCCAACCTTTGCCCATGTACATGCCGTTGATCTTGCGCTCAACAATGAAAGAATCAAGTTTGCGAATACTCTTTGCAATCTGTAAAACAGACAGGCCTTTTTTTATGGTATCAAAATCTTTTTGTACGTCTTCACTTTTCCAACCCTGCTCAAGACTATGTTTTGCCCATAGCTCACCCAACCACAGATCACGCATATCGGTCTCAAATGATTGCAAATCATTATCATCATTCTCAGCTAAAAAAGAGCCTGTTGAATCATCATGTATCGAGGTATCGATCCTCTCTTTAATTGGATCTATTTCCTTTATCTCTTTACTGTTTCTACTTAGGGGATCATTTTCGATCCCCCTAAAGCTTAGAACTGATCCCCCAACGGATCGTTTTTGATCCTCAAGAGGCTTAGAAATGATCCCCTCAGGCTTAGAAATAGACCCCTCAACATTGTACACATTTGTGCTTGTACGTCTTGCACTTTTGAGGTTGATTGCGCCGGCCTGTTTAAGTTCCTTCAGGCCCCGCTTTATGCTCCCAATAGATAGCCCTATATTTTTTGATAGCGTGTCTTTTGATGGATATGCCTCACCATTTGCACCCGCAAAAAATCGCATCTCAATAAGTATCAAGATCGCTGACTTGCTCATGCTTTGCAATGCCTGTGCATCTTGACGCGTGATCTTTATAAATTGATCTGTGGTCATGTTTTGTCCTCTGTTGTTGTCGTTGTTGTTTATACCAATATAACATAATGAGGCAACCATTCAACAAAAGGACAAAAAATGTATGTTGTATTAGACACCGAAACGACCGGACTATACCCGAAAACCTACGAAATGATAAGTTTTGCGGGCATAAAACTAGATAAGGATCTCAAAGAGATCGATCGTCTGTATATCAAAATAAAACCGCAACATATACAGCGCGCAGATCCTCAGGCGCTGCGCGTCAATGGGTACACGCATCAAAAGTGGGAAAATGCCACCGATCCAAAGGAGGCGGGGCATTTAATCGCCAACTTTATGCGCGATTGTATACCCGTTGCACACAATTGGCCGTTTGATCGGGGCTTTATTTTGGCACACCTCACCAAATACACACCCGATCGCAAAATCTTGAGGCGAGGTATTGATACGGTATCTCTTGCAACCTCTGCATTTTTGCCACATGGTTACAAGAGTATGTCAATGCAGTCAATCGCAAGCCTCTTGGGATGGCCGATACAGCCACACAGGGCACTTGAAGACGCTCTTATGTGTGCGCAGTTGTTTCGCCTTTTGTATCCGCTCGGAGCACGTAGCGTGATCAAGGTGCGCGTTGCTTTGATCTGTGCTACTATTAGACCATATATAAACCCACTGCACAAAATGTGATATGGCAAATCTAAATTTTGATCAAATGCGCTGTGCCTGTGCAACAACAGGCATAACCACAACATATGATACATCAAAGGCAATTACTTTAGAGTATACAAAATACGGATCATCACAGATCAACGTATATGCGTCAATGCTTGAGGTACAACTTGCGAACGTGTCAAGCGCTACAAAATTATACATATCACTATCGCGTGACGTTGCCGGTGATGAATTTGTAACCACCGAAACACGATCAGATATACAGGTGGGAATCACGAGCAACACAAAAGGATCGGCGCTGTACAGACTTGATGTAATTATTAGGGATCTGCAGGATAAGGTGCTATATTTACACGTAAGGACAAACACAGGAACATGCGATATCAGTGCGGCGGCGCTGACATACCAATACTAACAATTGAGGCCTGATAATGGCAATTGGAAATGTGTACAATGATGAAGGCGGCACGGGCATCGAGGTTGGTGCGAATACTGCGCAAGGGTTGCAGATCGATGACTTCACAAGCCTTTGCAATGGCGAAATAACGCGATTTACGACATCAAAAGACGTCACGACCGGATCGCTATCCGTGTACCTGAACGGCCTAAAACAACGCGCATCTCAAATATCAATTATTGACGATCGCAACTTTGAATTTTCCACTGCACCGCTAACAGGCGACACCCTCGAAGCGGTTTATAACACCCCAACGGAGTAATCACACCATGACTATCCAAATCAGAGGATCGCAAATTAAGAGCGCATCCATACAATCAAGCAATCTCGCAACCGGTATCATCAACAACGCAAACCTTTTGGGATCATCTGTTGTTGCAAGTGCGGCACTTGCGAACGATAGTGTAATTTCGAGTAAAATCGCAGATGGCGCAATCGACAACGCGGCATATCTTGCCGATAATGTTGTAACATCCGCAAAAATCGACCTATCAAGCGCCTTTACGTTTTCCGGCGCTGTAAATGTACCAACACCAACCGCATCAACGCACGCTGTAACAAAAGCCTATGCAGACTCATTGAGTCAGGGCGTACATTGGAAGGATAGCGCGATCGCCGCATCTGTGGCCAATGTAGACATATCAAGCGCACCCGCCGCAATAGATGGTGTTACGCTCGTATCCGGATCCTCTCGCGTTGTCCTAAAAGACCAGTCAACAGGATCACAAAACGGTATTTATCTTTTCAACGGTACCGGATCAGCAATGACCCGTACAGAAGACGCAAACACCGCCGCAGAACTTGAGGGCGCTGCTGTTTTTGTTCGTCAAGGATCGACCCATGCGGATCAAGGATTTATTGTCACAACTGATGGTATCAATCTTGGTGTTACTGCAATCGTAATCAGCCAATTCACAGGCCTTGCTTCCATCACCGCCGGGAATGGTCTTATTAAAAATGGATCGACGCTTAATGTATCCGTAACCGCAAACTCAGGGCTTGAATTTCAAGGCGGTGAATTACAGGTCAAAGCGGGTAACGGTCTTGAGCTAAATAGTGGATCTGCACAGGTAAAACTTAACGGATCAACTCTTTCCGTTGGTGGAAGTGGTCTATCTGTCGGTACAATCACGGCATCCGAAATGGGCGCAAACTCAGTTGTATCCGCATCCATAGCGGCCGGATCAATCGACAACTCAAACAAGTTTGGGGCCGGCGTTGTTGACGCATCAGCATTGGGATCGGGATCGGTCACAAGTGCCAAACTCGGATCAGCCAGTGTATCAGCGGCAAAAATTCAGGCAAATGCTGTTGATGAAGGAAAAATTGCCACAAGTGTTGCCGGTGATGGCCTCTCAGGCGGTGGCGGATCTGCTCTTGCTGTCAATGTTGATGATGCGACAATCGAAACCAACGGCGATGCGCTACGCGTAAAAGACGGCGGGATCTCAAATGCTAAGATGGCGGCCGGTAGTGTCAACACAAGCCAACTTGTTGCGGATTCTGTGACCGCTGCAAAGATCGGCGCTGCATTTTATCAGGAGAAATTTACAATCTCAGGATCAAGCACATCCGGCATTGATCTTGCGCGCGCTCTTGATAGTGGGTTCTTTTCCAGTGTATCCGTATACAAAAACGGTTTGTCTTTGCTCAACATGACGGCCCTGAGCGATACAGCCGGCAACAATGATGAGTATGCCATTGCCAATAACGGTGCGGGATCTGTCGGACGCTTGACGTTCGGTGCTGCGCTTGAGAACGGTGATACAATCGTAGTCGTCTACTTTTCCTAATACGTACAAAAAAAGTGACTCCTTGCACTTTCCCCGCATTGATTGCGGGGTTTTTTTTGCAATAAAAAAGGCCTCATCGTGAGGCCTTTGTTTTGTTGTTGGTTGGTTGGATGCCCTTGAAGGGGCGGGTTGTTGTCTATAAAAATTGTCCGTCAAATTTGCAAGAAGTTGAGCCAACATAATCGGCCATTACATCAAGCACATAGAGCATCTTGTTATCAAAATCCCCGTTTTCAAGTTGCTTGTTTGTGTATGGAATACGCAAAACCATGTCACAACCCATATCATCATCATAAAAAGATACGATTTTTTTGCCATCGTATTGATTGAGGCCCGCTTTTCTGTTGATTAGCGCTTTGAAGTTTTCAATATCCCATTTTGGGATCACGTTGTTTCTTTGGATTGTTACGCTTTGTTTTTTCATTGTCATTGTCCTTGTTGTTTTGTGAGTGCATCATTGCCCCCACACAAATCAATATACTATATTGAAAAGATACGTCAAGGATCTATTTTGATCTTTCTTCAAATAAAACTATTTTCCGCGCGATAGTTCTTTTTTCATTTTCTCTTTTACGCGGATCTCTTGTATCTGCTCCTTAAGCGGTTCAAGGATTGCAAACAGTTTTCGTTGCCCGCGCTCAAGGCTGTCAATGCGCCCGCTAAAGCCCTCAACAAGTTGCTTTCTATCTTGATTCAGGCCCTCAATTACCTTTTCAAATTTGCCCCTGATTTCGGCCTCTTCGATCTTGCCCTCTTGCCGCAATTCCTTCATCTCTGCTTTAGACTCATCACGCGTGCGATCCAGCGCTTTGTTGGTTTGTATATAGCTGTAAATCATCCAACCTAAAAACGGGCTATTGGTTGCAAGGTTTACCCAAATATCGCTGTATGTTGACGCATCCATGTTATCAATCCTCTAAAAGTGTATATGTATATGTGTGCCCCAACCCCGCAATTTGCTGCATTTTGCACAGCGTCAAGAGGCGCGCAAAATCGGCGGGATGTTGTATCACAGTACAACCGGCCGAAAATTTACCAACGCGCTCAAATACAGTGTATTGCCCTGCTCTATGGCAATTTATGCCATAAAAACCGCTCTCTTGGTTGCGGTGATCATGTATCAAGTCTTTATTTTGATCACGCCACACGGTTATTTTTGCGTTGTCTTTTTGACACAGCGCGTCATATTTCCCACGGTGCT